GTTGGCCCTGGACAGGTTGGCCCCGGACAGGTTGGCCCCGGACAGGTCGGCCCCGGACAGGTTGGCCCCGAACAGGTTGGCCCTGGACAGGTCGGCCACGAACAGGTTGGCCCCGGACAGGTTGGCCCCGAACAGGTTGGCCCCGAACAGGTTGGCCCGTTTTCCGCCATTTTCGCCTCGTATCCATTTAAGGTGCTTGTCCAAAATATTTTTCAACTCTTGTTTGTCCATGCGTTATTCCTCCTTGTAGGTTTCCCGGAAGCTGCCTTCGGGGAAATCGAACTCCACGGTGAAATGATGGTGCCGCTCGTTGATGGAGACCACCCAGCACCGTCTAGGGCCGTTTTTTTCTTTCATGAATGCGCTGGTGTCCAGTGTAGGCGTCATGTACAGTACGTCTCCGACTTTCACCGCTCTCCCTCCATCCAGGAAAGGAAGCGCATGAACCATGACGTAGCCGTACAAATGCCGATTAAAGCAAAAATGTATGTACTCATTTTTATCTCCCTGCACGCACAAATCGGATTATTTCGTCATCAGTCAGTGACAAAACCTTATCTAAGGCGCTAATATCATCCAACCACCATTTGCGCTTTCCGCTTAGTTTCATAGAGATATTAGATTGGGTCATTCCAGCCAATTCTCCCAGGTCCCGATCGGTATACCCCATACGTCCTCCGGCAGAACGAAGAATCCTCGCCCTCTGTTCACATGGGGGAACAGAAAACCTGCTTAGTTTTGTTCGCGCCATGATTTCCTCCTTGATTTTCCCTTTTGGAGGCGATATACTGTATCCAAAGGGATTGTTCGTGGTTGCTCAATCCTTGCCCGTCTGACTGCTGGTAACGGTCAGGCGGGATTTTTTACACATCTTCCGGGTACGCACTGGATACCAGTTCTTTCAGTTCCATCAAGTCGATGCCGGGATCATGTGCCGCCCGGTCCAGAATCAGCTCCTTCAACTTGGGGCCAGCACCTTCCAGTGCCTTGCGGTAATCTTCAAATGTGTAATCCATGTGGGCCTCCTCCCATGTGCGGCCTTTCCAGGCGAGACAGAGATTGTCCATAAGACGATTGGTGTTCCTTGCCTGCCTTTCAAGGGCTTGAATGCTGTCTTTTTCGTTCATAAAAACCTCCTTGTCATTTGACCCGGAGGCGTGTATAATAACCTCGCGGGCCTGTTGGCGCTTTCAATAGGTTCCGCAGCCCTCGTCGGTGGTGGTGCATCGGCGGGGGCATCTTTTATTGTCCTTTCTCCATGGATGTGATAGGATGGGGGAGAAAGGAGGTGAGATAATGGATCGTTCTAAAAAGTACGCAATCGAAGCCGCCAAAGAAATTACCGTAGCTGTTATGAGCGAAGGTAATCTGCGTGTAGATAAAGCGGGCGGAGAAAGCGTAGGGGACTTCTTTCAAGCGGTTTATTCTAAAATTGAAGAAATCGCAAAAGATGTTCCCGGTCTTGGCAATCAGTAACTAGACAGAGACCTCTCTAAAACGGCGGCGACTTCCGGTAGAGCTTGCACCTCTGCGGGAGTCGCTTCCTTTTTGGATGCTCTCTCAACAAATTCGATAAGCGCATTTTCAAGGCGTTCTCTTGTAGTCATTCTTATACCTCCTTACCCCTCATCATGATCCGAAAGAAGCTCGTCTACGGTGACGCCGTAGAGCTTTGCGATTGCAGGGAGCATACTAGCTCTAGGAAGTGATCCGCCCTGTTCTCTCTCCCAAAGGCAAACAGCAGAATCGGAAATACCAAGTCTGTCCCCAACCTCCCTTTGTGAAAGACCCGCTTTTTCCCTGCATTCCTTAAATCTCAAAATTTCACCCCCAAAACGCTTAATATTACTTGACATTTTGGGCTGCACCGCTTAATATTGAATTGTCAGGACAATAGAAAACGGTGCAAGCCCAATATTAAGTGGGCCTGGTTTTTTGCGGCTAAATCACTTAACAATATTAAGTATAAGGCATATGCAGCTTAATGTCAAGTCCCTTTTCTTAATTTTATTAAGTGATTTTGAAGAGGACTTTATGGACATTATTTTTTTCCTTTCTCAAATTGATCGTCTTCGTAAAGAGAGAAAACTAACAAAAGCAGAATTTTATGAAAGAGCAGATATAACGGCATCCGCAGTATCCCAATGGAGGAACGAAAAAACTGTTCCGGCAGAAACAACTATACTTTGTTCTATTGTTTGTAGTATAGCATGATAAGCCATAGCGTGCAAGTGAAAATATGCGCTGAAATTTTGTGAAAATTACTGTTCTTCTTGTTCAAGAAGTTTTTCAAGCTCTGCATGGATAATCAGCATTGCGCCCAGGATCGCGGATTCCCGGTCTTTGCGGGTATCAAGCAGGGCAAGTAAGGATTCTCTGAAAGTCATGGTGCTGCCTCCCATTATAGATTCTACTATATGGGGAATACAGTCGAAAATTGCATGGAGACGTGCAACAAAAAATAAAATTTTTGAGAGAGGGAAAATTATGAAATGCCCTAAGTGTGGAAGCGAAAACGTCAGCGTTCAAATGGTAACCGAAACGCAGTTAGTAGACAAACATCATGGAATTATATGGTGGATTTGCATTGGCTGGTGGTGGATTTTTATTAAATGGCTTGTGTTTACACTTCCTGCGTTAATCGTAAAAATTTTTGCGCCCAAAAAACAAAAACTGAAACAAAAGCAAAAATCTGTGTGTGTTTGCCAAAATTGCGGGTATCATTGGGAAGCATAAAAAATCGCCGTCAGGTCTCCCCTGGCGGCGTACTTCTAAGGAGGTGATCCTCTTGAAGCTCCCAACAGCCAAAAAGATTCCATCCGGTAACTGGAATGTTAGCGTTATGATAGCTGGGGAGAGAATATCCATTACCGCCCCAACAAAAAAAGAGGCAGAAAATCAGGCGGCAGCGATAAAGTCCGGAGCCAAAGCGGCCAGGAAAAAGACTGGGCTGACTGTTGGCGAGGCCATAGACCAATATGTAGAAAGTAAGGACGCCGTTTTGTCCCCAGCCACGATTGCCGGATATAAGAGGATACGTACGAATGCCTTGCAAGACATCATGGATATTGATTTGGACCGTCTCACGCCGCAAATCGTCCAGCGGTCTATCAATATGATGGCTCGGAATAAATCTCCTAAAACTGTCCGAAACGCTCATGGGCTATTAAGTGCCACATTAGCAGTTTACAGGCCAGACATGGCCCTTAGAACCACTCTCCCGCAAAAGGTACGCTATGAAATTTCTATCCCGTCAGACGATGATATAGGCACCATCATGAATGCGTGTAGGGGCACCGAAAACGAGCTGCCGATCATGCTTGCTCTCTGGCTTGGTTTGCGTATGTCCGAAATCTTAGGACTACGGTGGGAAGATGTTGACGGTGATGTCCTCCACATCCGGCGGGCAAAAGTGGACGAGGGCGTCAAGACGACCAAAACATATATCTCCAAACGGGACCTTGATCTCCCAGAGTATCTTCAAAATTTGATTGCAGTAGCACCGCATAATGGGGAGTATATTGTAAATCTTTCACGCCGCGCCCTGTATTGTCGATTCCAAACCATCTGCAAAAAGGCTGGCATCCAGCACTACCGCTTCCACGATCTGCGCCATATTAATGCCTCCGTCATGCTGGCCCTTGGAATACCAAACAAGTACGCGGAGGAGCGCATGGGACACGCCACCGACAATATGCTAAAAACCGTCTACCAGCATACAATCAGTTCCGAACAAAGGGCAACGGCGCGCAAAGTAAATGGCTATTTCGAATCCAAATTGCAGATAAATTTACAGACAGATTAGAGAAAACCCTTTATTTCCAATAGTTTTATTAGTTATCTATCGGGGTTCGAATCCCCGACGGGTCACCAAAGCAGAAAACCTCGTAGCCGTGACGGTTGCGAGGTTTTTCCTTGTGCCGCAGTGCTTTTAGCCGTTTTCAGTTTTCTGAAAAATATCACTGTTCGTTATATGTCTTAACACAAAATCATATAAATTTACATACAATTACAGATAAAATTACACATGAAATCCGCCCCCATTTCTGAGGGCGGACTTTGACTTTATAGAGCTCTGATTTTCCGCATTACCCCATTATATACTCTCGGGTTAGCAACTTGTAGCGTGTCCATCAAGTCATCCATAATGCCCCATACCTGCTCCTCGTTTCTCCCTTCAATCTCGCGGAGAAATTCGCTGTCTCCGTATCTCCCGACCTCTACAGGTATTTCAGCCGGAGCCGCAGAATAGGCTTGCTCATAGGTACGACTTTGCATTTCCGGTTCTTGCTTCTTCATCTGGTTCTTGATGGTGTACAAGGTTGCTAATTTAGCGTATGCGGGATAGCTGCTCTCTCCGTACTCCAGACGAGCAATCTCAATGTCGATCTCTTTGGGGTCTAGCATAGGGGGCACCCCCTATCAATCCCGACCCAGTTCGGACATAAAGCGGCGAATGGCGTCGCGCTCCCTCTCAGTAGTAGCGTTATCCATCATCTCCTGAGCCTGCTCCATCATAGCCTCTTTGGAGTCGTGGCGGCTGTATCCACCCATGCGCCCATCCCGGCTATAGCCACCACGCCCGTCCCTGGAGTAGTGCCCCCGGACATAGTGTTTTCCACGATTTGCATAGCTAGAGCCGCGTCCATAAGACGCACCTTCATAGTCGCCAGCTTCGGAGTATCCCCCATCCTCCTCCAGTGCGCAGATCTTGTCAATGTTCTTGATGGTATCAGTCAGCTTGTGGACCAGCTCCAGGTCACCGGCCCCCATCTCGGGCTTGCGGGCAATCTCGTCCAGTTCGTCCTGGAGTTTGTCTTTCAGTTCATAGAGTGCTTTCATGTTGTTCTCTCCTTTCAGGCCACACGCTCAACAATAAAATTACTGTTGGCTACCAGAATAGGCTGTGTGCTGGTGTTCTTTGCGGCGACAGTGACGCAGCAGCCGCGAGGGACATCTACCACAGCGGCAACATAGATATTGAAGAAATCCTCTGCGGCAGCCGGGGTGATGGTAGCGGTGGAAGCATTCAGCGCCTCACCATTGATAGAGATCGCTGCCGTGATGGCCTCCACGGTCCCGCCAGTAGGGACAGCAATATTTGCTCCAAAGGAGACTTTGAATTTTGCCCGGCACTGGTTCGTGAGCCCGCGAAGAGTCACCAGCCCAGCGCCTTCTCGATGCACAATGCAGGGCTTGCCTGTGTTGGCCTCCTCAGTAAAAGGCACGTTCTGACCAGCGGCAACGGTTACGATTGCGCTGTTGCTGTATTCAGCCATAAACTTCATTCCTTTCAAAAAGATAGCGGCGAGGCTGTTGCCCCGCCGCATGGTTCAAAATCGGCACGGGGCCGAACATTCCGGTCATGCCGGAAAGTTGATGTATTGGGTTTTAGCAGCCGCAGCCGCAGGGGTTGCAGCCACATCCGGCATAAGGATTGGGCACCTGATAGGCCGGGACAGGCATGGGATTGATTCGGCGGATCAGCTCGGCAGTCTGCGCTTCCTGGTTGGCGGTGAAGAAAGCGTTCTGAGCCGCCTGAGAAGCCTGGAACTTCAGGCTCTGGTTTTCAGCCGTCAGAGTAGCGATCTTGTCCTGGGTCAGGAAGTCCAGGATCGCTCTGCTGTTGGCGTTGGCGTTGTCGATGATGTCCCGCGTGCTGGACTGGATGGTGTTGCGGGTATCGCAAGCCTGAGTAGCCATGTTGTAATTCACGCCATCAACTGCCCGCTGGGTCTGGCAGCAGCAATCCTGCAGCTGATACCCCAGATTACAGATGGAATTATCAACACTGTGGAAACCGTTGCTCACGGCATCCCGGATGGAGGTCTGGCCGTTCTGGAGACCGTTCAGGGCGAAGCCCTCGTTGATGTCGGCCCTGGTGGCCCAACCCTGACCAGAGGGAGAACCCAGGCCATTGCCGGAGTTACCACCCCAGCCGCCGCTATAGCCGCCCCAGCCGAACATGCCGAAGATCAGGAACAGGATGATCCAGGAGGCCCAATCGCCGCCCCAGCCGCCGAAACCGCCGTTTCCGCCCTGATAGGCAGGAGTCACGGGCATGGTCATCACAGCGCCGTCAGAAGAAAGACTCATTGTGTTATCTCCTTTGTAGATTTATTTTCAAAACCCGGCCGGGATTTTGATTAAATGGTTTGAAATGGTTTAATAAATGGTTTGGAAATGGTAAGTACACTTTGCAAATTCACTTCACATTCTGCGGAAAGTGAAGTTCACTTCTTCACTTCCCAAACATTCCCCGCATCCCTTCAAACACACCTGACATCTGCTGGGCCTGCTTTTGGACCTGGTTGAGCTGGTCCTGAGTAATGCGGCCAGAGGATACCATCTCTTGTATCATGGCGTTGGGGTCTTTGCCCCGCATCTGCTGCATGAAGGATTGAAACTGCTGCATCATGTTGGGCTGTCTGTTGCCGCCCATTGCCTGGAAAAAGGGGTTCATTCCGCATCCTCCTTTGTGGTTGTTTTCTTTGTGGTTCTGACAGGCATCTCCTTTACCACTGTTAGCTCATTCAGACGAGCCTCCAGAGCTTCCACGCGGGATAGTGGTGCATACTCTACTACAGGAGGCTGTGAAGCCTGCACAGGCTTTTGAGTGCGCTCCACAAGATCATAGACTTTGATGGACGGCTTGCCAGAAGCGTCTGCTTGCTTGAGATAGATGGTGGGAGCGTTGCTGTCCCAAAGCGCCACAGCACTGTTGGGGGCCACCAGATAGGCCATTGCCTCCGCTTCCCCGCTCACCCATACCATGCTTTGCCCACCAGTCTGCGCCTGCTGGGGCTGTACCTGCGGAATCTGCTGGGGAATGGGCTGATACTGTGCCCCACGAAGCTGTGCAAGCTGATCCGCCATAGGCGGCTGATAATACGGCTGATAGCCGGGCATATATTGATATGGCACTAACATCAATCCTCCATCCAGTAATACAACACGGTCTTTCCGCCGCTGTTCCAAGTATCTACGATGCGCCCGTCAAAGACGCAGACAATATGAGTGTCCAATGCTAGCAGATAGACGCCATAGGGATGCTGATGAGCGAACTCCTGCACAGTTATATCCTCGTACTCTGGTAGATAGCGCCGCCAGCCTTTACGACGGAGATATTTGCCCCAAACAGGATTTCCTGACGGCATATCTGCGGCAAGGTAGCCCTCCCAGCATAGTCCCCAATAGGTGGTGTCCCAATCCTGATCTAGGGCAACGGAAATTGCCCTGACGGTGCAATCGCCTACGTTCTTTCCGTCTCTATTGGCGTTGTAATATTCAAACGTACTGTTTCCTGTCATCGTACAAAAGCTCATTCTGTCGGATAAACCGTTCCAATCCGGAGAAGTCTCCCTCCGCCGCATACTTCTCGCAGGTGTCTCTTGCTGTGGACTCCGTGAAGCCGCAGGCCACCAGCCGGGCCACCAATTCAGCACCATTCAAAATCAAATCAAACACGTCCTTATCAGTGAAATCAGGAGGCCGCAAGGAGGGTGGCGACGTGTACCAGCCCTTGATCCTCACGTCCTCCTATTGATATTGTCGCATAAAAAAACTTCCGCTGGGTGGCATCTATGTGGGAGATATGAGGGGAGTGTGTATTATGTATGCTGGTATCTGAAGAATTTTGCAAAAATGTGTTTACAAATCCCTTTCTAAATCATATAATAAGGGAGCAGAAAGTATCATGTCTTTCTGCTTAGACTAAGACGGGGCCCGTATGGCTTTCGAGCCAGCGGGCCCCTTAGACATTTACTGGAGGGATAAAATATGGGAAGGGCAATGGTCTTTATTGATTTTGAAAACTTCAATATCGCTATGATGAATTATTATCGCAAAATCGAGGAACCTACTGCCAGATTAGATTATAATAAGTTCCCACAGAAAATTGTCAGCCTTCTTCCAGGGAACCATACCCTTGAAAAAACTTTCTTGTGTGCCCCAAAGCCAGATGAATTTCTTATGCAGGATGAGCGCAGGAAAAATACATATAACTGGATAAATGGGTTGAAAAATCAAAAATATTTTACCGTAATCGAAGGGCAGCATATCGCTCGGAAGGTTTATGGGAAGGAAATGGATATTCATGACAAGTCAACTTATTATGTAGAGGAAAAAGGAACCGACACCAACATGGGGGTTCATTTAATAGCAAAAGGCTTTTTAAATGCGTATGATGTTGCTGTTATTGTGAGCGGAGATAGCGATTATATTCCGGCGCTTGAAATTCTGAATACTATCGGGAAAATAACTGTTGTTGTGGGTGTAAATGGGCAAAATATGACTAAACTTAAAAATTGTTCTGATGATGTGCTTATCTTAGATAAAGCCTTTTTCGACGAATGCCTACGAGTATAAAAGATAGGAGCCGGGTCAATCCCCGGCTCCCTTATTTTTGTAAAGCTGTTTTGCTACATCCTTAACCCTCTGGAATATATACTTTTCGTGATCGCTAACTGTGCTACGATACCAGCCCAATTCTGCCGCTACATCAATTTGATTCCACTTATCGATGATACGCCGCCTTGCGATCAGTTCATCGTCTGTATAGAGTGCTGCCTCTTCAATAGCTCTTTCCAGCTGAGAGCGCAAGAGTTTATCCGGCGGATCAGGCAGTTTCACTCTTGCGCTCACAGTCTCACGTCCTTCCTCTTATTTCATCAGCTCCCAAAGCCGATGCAACATAGTGCACATCTGCTGCCGGATAACGGGCTGGGAGAGCATCAGGTCCCCCTCGCTGTTGCCCGTCAGGATGCCGTTTGCAATGGCCCATTCCACGCCCTCCTTGTGGGCGGGAGACGGTGTATTGTCCATGATCTTGACCTCCAGTCTCTTCTTGAACTCTGCCCACTTCTGGGCGCTCACCAAGTACGACGGGCAGTGCTTCCCTGTCACATCAAAGTGACGGTACACGTTCTCAATGGGGATGCCGTACTTTTCCATCAGAGCCCGGCCCAGGGCGGCAGCGTTGGCAAGAGTTGCTTCGCTGGCCTGATAGACACCGTTCCGGATGGTGTCACACATCTCAATGCTGATAGAGTTGGTATTGGTGATGACGCCGTACATGGTGCCGCCGCCAGTCTTGTCGGCGTTGGCGTACTTGCTGCCGCCGACGGACCACGCAATCTTCAGATCGGGGACGGACAGATATACGGTGGTATCGTCCACAAAGTAATGGGCACTGGCCTTGACGATGTTCCGCTGGAAGTACGCGGCGTTGTTTGCCGCCTTGTCCCCGTCATTCCCGGTGTAGTGGTACACCAGATATCGGATTTGGCTGGCGTTCCGGGAACCGCCATAGTTCCCGGGGTTCGCCAGCTGCTCCTTTCGCGTGTAACTCACTGGCTATCACCGCCGCTTTGCTGGGCGCGCTTTTCCGCCTGTGTCCCAAAATAGAACGCGATCACCACGGTGAACACCGTCAAGAACTGCTCTGCCGTCACGCCGCCAGTGCAGGTCAGGTAGGCAAACACCGCCGTCAGGGTGATGGTGACAATGCTCTTGACTGCCAGCAGATTGCCCAGGCGCTTCTTCAGTGTCTCCATATCAGCCCTCCTCATAAAGGATGGTGAGTCCGTATGCGGTGGCCGCCTCATGCTCGATCCTGCACCCACGGGCCTTTTCCCAGCCCTTGCAGAAGTAGGCTGCATGGCAGAGGCTCATGTTTTCCAGAGACTTTGCGAGAAAGCACAGGGGAATCTGGACGACCCCGCGCTCCTCCATCTTCTCTTTGCTATACCACTCGTCTGTAAATAGGGTGTTCACAATCTCGTATCCCTTTTCTTTCAGGGCAGAGATCGCTTTCTCTCTGGTTGCGATGATTTCTTCATCGGTTTTTCCAGCCATCGGCTGGGACAGCATAGCTTTCATGTCTTACACCTCCGGCTCCACCAGGGTGTCGCCCTTCAGCTCGTACTTGTGGCCGGCGATGTACACCAGAGCATATTCCTCGCCCATGTTCACATCCACGGTCTTGCCGCCTACCACATACACCTTCTCCATGCAGCCCACGCCGTGGTCCATCAGGCCGTAGCCGTTGACGGTGTCGGGGGTATCCCCTGCCGTGGTCGCCACAAACTCTTCCTGAGTGATGACGTTGCGGTTGGGGTCCAGGGTAAAGCCCGCACCTGCCTTTTTCAGAGCCTCGTTCGCCTCGGACAGAGCCATTTCGCCAGTGGTGTACTTGTTCAGAATTTCGTTGGTAGTCATAAGTAAGCTCCTTTCAAATTACAGCCCAATGCGGGCCAAAATAAACGCAATCACAGCCGCCAGAACCGCCCATACGGACTTGTCCACGATGGCTTCCCACCGCTTTTTCGGCTTGGCCTGCTCGGCCTCCTGCCATGCGATCAGCCGGTCCAGCTTCTCCATGATATTGTCGTACTGCTCATTCCGGGCGGCCTCCGCCTTTTCCAGTTCCCGCATCCGGTCAAAGAGTTCTTTGTGTGTGCTGCGGGATGCCTCCCGCCATTCCGACATCTGCTTTTCCAGCATGTTGGCTTTCTGGAGGCCCAGGCAATCCCTCTGCGGGTCCAGAATACACTTCTCGTCCATTGTTGGGGCCTCCTTACTCTGCCACCTCCGCAGTCAGCATCTTACTGAGGGCGCTGTATTCCTCTGGGGTCAGCCTGTCGGCCGCGAGATACACGTCCATCTTCTCCTGAAGGCCCTCGGTCCGCCCCCGGTCAATCAGCAGCTTGCAAAGATTGTATACAGTTGTCATGGTCCTGCTCCTTCCTTGTCATACAGTAGTTGTGGTGAGTTCCAGCATACACAGGCGTTCCTCATGGTCTGCCAGCATATCAAGAGTAATGTCCTCGGCTCCAGGTTCCGGCTCCGGCTGTCCATCGTCCTCCACGGTAATCTGCCCTTGATATGCCTCCGCCTGGGCGATAGCGTAATTCGCTTCCGTGTAGGGCATCGTAACACCGGAGAGCACCGTCTCGATGTCCGGTTCCTCGGGGGTGCCGTGGTTGACTTCTGTCGCCAGCTGGTATTTGATGATCTTCATGTGCCCTCCTTCCAGTATTTCAAGAATAAGGTGAAGTTTAATCCGACTGTACGGCCAGACCCGACCGAAATTGTGAACTTCCCATTCCCGTTTTGTGTAAACAGGCCAAGATAGTTTGATGCGTCGAAAACAGATTCTCCAAAAAGCCCCGGAATTTGCGTTCCGTTATCCAATACGCCATAGCAATCCAGCATCTTTACCTGGCCGCTGGTATCCGGGATTTGGACGTTAATCTTCTTTGACGAGCTGTTCGGGAACCCCCCGCCGTTCACGGCCATCACAAACACAGGTTTGTTGCTGTACCGCTCAGTGGTGCGGTACTCGACGCCTAACTGCATGGGGGGATTGATCCACTCCCAAGGATGCCACCCTCCAAAAAGATAGTGATGGGCTCGCCGAGCACTTATCAGGCCCTTGTCACTCCCGTAGCGATATGCAGTTTGAAACACAATCTCATCAGCGCATGCGCACACCAGTACAAGCCAACCAGGAACATTGTCCGGAGCGTGTACGGCCTCCCCACCCGCGCCATTCATGTACCATCCGTTTTTTGTGGCATCATTCAGGTCCGAAATGTTAACAGCAACTGTTCCCAACCCGAACCCCGCAGGCGCCTTATTAGACAAAGCCGCCGCAACACCTCCAGACTGGACAGGTTTCGTACTGTCTTCTGTTGGTGCAGCATCCGTCGGGACTGATAACCTAGTTGTGGAGCCGCTTTGAGACAACTCGATATTGTTTCCTGCCTCAATAATTAAGGCATTGACACCATTAATAGTAGCTGCTGGTCCAGCAGGCCCTTGGATACCCTGTGCGCCCTGCGGTCCAGGTTCCCCTTGTGCTCCCTGTGGGCCTACAACCTGGCCCAAATCAATCTGCGGCATGACACAGCCCTCCTTTAAGCAATATTTAGGTAGAGATGCCCGTCCTCTCCAATCTCAAAGTCGGGCGCGGAATCTCCGGTATAGTACAAGATCAAATGCCCATTTTCGTCTATGTTGAAAGCATATTGCCCTTCAGCCGCAACAGCTACGCCGCTGGGGCCTTGAGGGCCGGGCGGACCCTGAATTCCCTGCTGGCCTTGTGGTCCAGGCTCCCCCTGTTTGCCTCGCGGAATCCCGAAAGCAATGTGGAAAGATTCTGCAACCGCTTTTTTGGTGGCTGTGGCGTTGCTTTCAGGCGGTAAAGTTTCTGCCGATACGGTCATATTCTCAATGGCGTTTTTGGCGGTCTCAGCGGCATCTTTCGCGTTTTCCGCGCCTGTCCTTGCTTCCTCTGCCGCTTCTTTGGCTACGTCAGCTCCCTGTTTTGCAAGCTGCGCTTCTTCTGCCGCTTTTTGAGCCGCCGAAACTGACTCTGCAGCCGCAGCTTGCGCAAACTTTTTGATTAGCTCTCCCTTGATACTACGCGCCTGTGATTGTTGCTCTACAACTAGCAGGCTATCATTATCAAGTTGGGAAGCTACGGGAAGAGAACCTATCGTTTTGTCAGCCATGCTTCTTCTCCGTTTCCTCCGGAGCGGATAGTTCCACCACGCGGCGCAGTTTAGCTCTAATAGCTGCAATGGCATCCACGGCGTCTCCGCTAACAGTCAGTGAGGACAAGATTGCATAGGCACCGGATGCCTCTTCATGGATTTTGGTCAAATCAGCCATTCAATTTTTCCTCCAAATCTTTAATCTTTTTTTCGAGTTGATGGATTTTAGCAATCGCCATAATCTGAATCTCCCCATAGCGCAGAGTATAAAGACCGTCCGGCCGTTCCTCGCCAGGCGGCTCCGTGCAAAGCGCCGCGAAGTCGCTCTCCGGGATACCTTCGTCCGCCAGGGCCTCCTGCACTTCCTGGGCGATCAGGCCCAGGTGGCGGCGTTTGTGCCCATCATAGACAAAGGTGCAGGGCTTCAGCCGGTCAAATACACCCAGGTATTTCTCTACGTCATATTGCTTTTCTGTTTTCAGCCGCGCGTCGGAGGTTGTGGCTGGCTCCCCGTTGATGAATACCGTGTCCCCGGTGATGGAGACCTGCGTCGCGGTGCACACCACCGTGGAAACGCCGTCATATCCCATCCGGGCGCCATTGGTGGTGCAGATCACCACCGCCGCCTCGTTGCTGCTGGCGATGGCAATGCCCGCCGTGGAGCTCCCCGAAGCCGTCATGCCGGACATATATCCGATATATCCGCCGAATGAACTTCCACCGGATGTTCGGTACACATCCATTTTGCCGCCCAGGTGGATGTAATTGGCGCTAACTTGGCCAGTCCGAATACAATCGCCAGAAATCAAAGTGGTGCCAGACGAAAGATCACTCTCGAAAACGATATCTCCTGTAAATCTGATAGTTTTAGAAGCCACGGTAATCCCGTTAATCTCTAAACTAATCCTGGAAGATGCTGTACTATTGGAAACTTCTAGGGTGATAGAATCTATGGTCTGTTGGATTTGGGATATTTGGTTATCCAATCCCTGCACTGTGCTGGTGATGCTATCCAGTTTGATATCAATGGACGCGGAAAGCCCGTCAATTTCGTTTTTGACTTCCAGCCGGATTTCCTCGGCTGTTTTGGTGATTAGGGAGTGGGTGTGGGCGAGCTGTCGGTTTGTTTCACGGCGTTCTTTGGATTCATAAGGGTATTCATCGTCAATTTCGTCCGATTCAGGGGCGGAAATGGTTGGAGCACAGGCTCGGTCAAATAAGTTGTTGATAGAGGCGATTACCGAATAATATCCGCCTACCGTCACCGCGTCCCCAATTTCTGCTGCAGGATCCAAAAGTGCATCCGTCGCTGTATAAGGCTGATATGTTTTCCCGCTGATAGCGGCCAGGATACTGTTCGCCATCTCCTGCGTGCCCCATGGGCAGGTTACTTCGATAGCCCGGCCGGTATCGTCTCCAGCGGTATAGTAATGGTCGCTGTCTACGGACAAGTTGACTCTGCTGATGTTGGCGGGTATGTCTCCTGTCTCTAGCTCCCCGACGTGGGGCCCCAAAAAAAATTTGTCAGACAAGGATTCTGTCACCCCCAAACGTGATTGCAAAGCCGTTTTCCTCAACCAGATAATACGTTTCTGGAGGAATGTCGCCATACTTCACTAGCAGCAATTTCCCTTCATCGGTGATAATCCAATTCCCGGCGTTGGATACGGCGATATAGCCCAGTACCTCCCGCATGGTCAAGTCACCGTTTTCGTCCACGGGATAATCCACAGGGAATGATGTTGTCAGAACCGTTCTAGGGTCTACCTCTACCCCCATCCGGTAGGCAATATCTTCTGCCGCTTCCTGCTGTGACATGGGCCAGTTTTCAGTATCATAATCGGAGTTGAGCCATACCGACTCTGCTTTCAACATAGCGTCATATCCAGTAATAGTCAGGCTTCCCGTTCGCTTGTCTTTCGTCCTAGTGGAGATAAAAAATACGCCTTTTTCCAACCATTCGGACCGCTGTTCCCCCAAGGCCAACCGAACAAAAACTTTTATTTGAGCCTGTCTCGGGATAGCTCCGGTCGGTAGTATTTCAAGGTCAATCTGCCGGGCGGCGCAATTTCCGATTCCGGGAGCAGTAAAAAGTCCACCGGATGTCCGGACAGAGACAATGTTTTCCTGTCCATACTCCACCCCTGCAATGTTCAGTTTGGTTTCCTTATAGTGGTTCGGGTTGGATAGTATTTCTTTATAGAGATCGCTTGTAAGCTGCATCAGTTTGCCCTCATTTGGATTTCTCCGCCCTTGTAGTACCGCTTTCCGTTCACGGATTTCAGGCCAAACTCCGCCTCAAGGTTGTTGGTGATGCGCATAGACCTTGTAATATCTGCTGCACTATATGGGTCGGTAAAAGTAACCGTCTGTGTCTGTTCTGCCAGCGCATCGTAAACAGACGAGGCCAAGTCATCGTCAAGGGGCAAAAGAGAGAAATCCACGATTGCTCTTTTCGGTGCAGAAAATGGATGCTCCACATTGTCAAGTGTTGTAATGATCTTCTGGTAGGAAACCTCCCACGTCACTTTATAGGTGGATAGCTTGGAGGATAAGTCCAGAGTCCCGATTTTGAATGTAACATTCATATCATCACCTACGTTCCGTAAGCCCGCTGTTTATTGCGGCTATACTGATAAGCAGTTTCGCCGATAACTTTACCGTCAAGGACCGACTGCACCGTGATTGTAAAGTTCTTACCCATTGTGGCCGCTATGTTATTAAATGCATTGGATAATCCAGACTGCGACCGGCCCAACATGGAAGAGGAGTAGTCAACATTAGCGGTTCCGAAATTCAAGCCATTCTCAATGTCGCGCCGAATATGACTATACTCATTGTCCCAGCCATCCCCTAGTCCAAGGGCCATGTTTTTGCCCATGTCTGCAAAGACCGTGGACGGGGAGTGGATGCCAAGCAATCCCTTTACTCCATCGACAATCCCGGAGAAAAATCCTGTTACTTTGTTTTTAATCCAGGTTGCCATGTTCTGGATGCCTTCCCAAATTCCCTGCACAATGTTTTCACCGATATCTACAATACTTCCCATTAGATTTCCAATACCGTTCACAATGGCAGAGATAATCTGTGGCAATACAGCAACCAACTGTGGGATAGCAGATACAATGCCGGATGCAAGGTTTACAAGCACGCTAATTCCGGCGTTCACAATGGCTGGGAGATTATCTGCTATAAACCCAGTAATGGCGGAGATAACCTGCGGCAGAGACGAAACAAGAGACGAAATGGAGTTTATAATTCCATCTTGCAGAGAAGTCAAAATCTGAACGCCCATGTCCAAGATAGATGGGAGATTTTCTGCAATGAAATTCAGGATTCCTTCTATGATCTGCGGCAATCTGGAAATTAAATCCGGAATTCCGGTTTCGATTCCACTTGTGAACATAGAGAGCAGCTGTGTGCCTGCTGTTGCCAACTGCGGCCCAGCGGAAACAATGCTTGTGTATAGGGCAGAAACAATTTCCGGAACAGACGCCGCCAGTTGGGGAAGAGCGCTGATAATGCCCGCCACCAGACCCACAAGAAGCTGCGCCCCGGCGCTGATAAGCGATGGTAAAACTGTGGAAATCATTTCAGGAAGCGTCTGAGCAATTATTGTGCCCATATCTGCAATAACTTGCCCAATTCCGCCCAAAATTATTTTTACTCTTGGAAGAATATTACTTAGCGCAGTTTCGACAGTGTCCGCAAATTCATATGTAAGGCTTCCTAGGTCTCCGTTATCATTTGCAATGCCGACAAGCAGATTATCCCACGCTGCTCTCATCATCCCGACAGAGCCTTCAATGGTTGTTGCGGCCTCTTTAGCAGTAGTGCCAGTGATTCCCATGTTCTCTTGCACCGCATGGATAGCAGTAATCACATCGGAGAATTTAGATGGGTCTAATGCCTGTCCGGTCAATTCCTCTGCATCCGCAACCAGGCGTTCCAGTTCGGACTTTGTGCCACCGTACCCCAGTTTCAGGTTGTCCAGCATAGCGTAGTTTCCGCGCATGAGGGATTGGTAAGTCTGCTGGATGCTCTCAATGTCCGTGCCCATCTTGTTAGCATTGTCAGACATATCCATGATGGCCTGATTGGCGTACTCAGCCGCCGCCTGTGTATCCCCGCCCAGAGATTGGATCAGAGAGGCGGAAAACGCTGTCGCCTGCTCCATGTATGTGTTTGCAGATACGCCAGCAGTTTTATATGCGTTCGACGCATATTGCTGGATCGTATCGGACGCATCCTTAAACAGAGTATCTACGCCGCCCACAAGCTGCTCATACTCCGCATACTGGTCAATAGAGGATTTTGTGAGTGCCGCTACTCCAGAAGCAGCCGCAGTCAAAGCCGCTGCGCCTACCTTTGCTGCCGTAGACAGGCCGTTTTTCAGTTTGTCAGCAAACGACTCTGTATTTCTGCTGGCTTCGTCTAGGTTATCATCATAATCACTTGTATCCAGAATAATCCGGGCAAATAATTCAAACAGGTTCAGCGTCTCCACCCCCTATCCGTGCGATTTTTTCTTTCATGTTCCCGATGATCTCTTCCGGGGTGCGGTTTTCCTCCGGCTTCGGTCGAATAAGGTCGTAATACCTGATCTTCATATAACTGCCGCCGGAGTATTTTGCAGTATTCTCCGCAAGGATTTTCAGCACGTCAGTCATATAAACCCGGTACGCCTTGTCTTTTGCGTCTTGTTCAAACCGTGCAAAGACGTACCGGGAAAAAGCCTTTACGCTCCGGGGGCCTCGGTACTCTCCTGCGCAGAGCCAGAGGAATCCCCGCTCTGCGCTGATATAAAAAGCGTTGTGAACGTTTCGTCGGTCAGCAGATCAATGGTGTCCTTGATGAGCTTGACGAGGTTCAGCGTGCCTGTGTATGCCTCTGGAGTGGTCCCTTCGATGGTGGACAAGATTGAGATAATGTCGCCCTTGTGGCCCTTCAGGAGGGCAGGAGCGGCCTTTCTTGCCCTCTGCAACAGGAATTTCTTGGCCGTCATGCCTTCCGGCAGCTTTTCTCGCTTGAACAGATCAGACGCCACCTCATCCTCCGCAATGTTGGCAATCGGATCGATAATATCGGCGATCACGTCCAGCGTCCGCTCACCCTTGATATCAGACAGTCTCATCAGGTGCTTTCCTCCGGACCTGCAGAGTAAAATTCCATGGGCATGGTGTCCTGTGCGTCCATGGACACATGGCCGGTCAGCTCCACAGAGACCTGGCCCTTGCCATTTTTGGTGGTCTGGAGCGAAAATCCGCCGGTAGACAGAGCATTTTTCAGGCACACAGCCACCATACCGCCGTCTGCCCGATCACCAACCCACCAGATGTCCTGGAAGTCGGTCTGCAACAGGTCCCGTCGAGGCGTGACTTTCGTGGTATCGGGAGAGCCGATGTCCGCCGCTCCAAGAGCCAGCTTGATTGCCTCCGGCGACGTGCCAAGAGCCGTAAAGCTCATGGTACATTCCCAGGAGTCCAGGTGCTTCAGCTCCATCATATTGACGGGGCAGTTGTCCACGTCCTCGCCCATGTCGGAGTAGGTAGGAACGCAGGAAACCTGGATGCCGCCAGTAGTGGCGCACACAATATCCGTATCTTCCGGAGCGTCCGGTGTTGACGGATCAAAACTTGTAAGAATAACGCCCGCGTCCATTTGCAGCTCCTCAAATGTGTTCTGCGGGATTTTTGTAAATTTACCCATTGTGTCTCCTTTCAGCTGAATGTCAGGTATTCAGCGGTAATGTTGATGAACCGGCGCTTGATGGCCGGGTCTTCTTCGTAAACAACGCTTTGGCAAAACGGCGATCCCCGTTTCAGCCAGATGTATCCTTCGTCGCAGGGGATCGTCACGCCGCCGTATCCAATGCGCTTAGACAGGTTTTGTGCCGCTTCGTCTGGTACGGCCTCGCTCTCCGTCCGAAAGAATAGGTTGACTGTCAGGCCGACTTCTCCGGCGTCAAATGCGGACTCGATATACTCGTATGTCCCATATGGCATGATTACGTCATTCGGAACAGAGGACGCACGGTAAAACGGGATTGCTCCCTCGTTGAACCAGGAATAGAGCGCTTTGTTCTTGGTCATAAAGCGCCCGCCTCCTGCCATGCTTTAATCAACTTTGGCCCTTGCTTGGCAACCCAATCCACCATTTCTTCGTTTTGTGCCCAATCGCTGTTTTCGGCCAATCCGCTTTCAAACAAAAACGCATGTACAATTTCGTGTCGAAGGTTTTTCTGCTCCTGCAACTCCAGTTTTCCTTTGCCGCCTGCTAGACCTCTTTTGTAATTCTCAACAATGATTTCCCTCGTGGTTTCATCACAAAATCCGTCACAGTTTTCAAGGCGAGGCTCTGATTGTTCCGTTGCGAGGGTGACAGTATACTCTGTTCCTAAAATGTTGATATTCATGTGGTCAGGCTCCATTTCTCCGCCGTGAAGTATTTTAGAGGCAGCGTGGAGGATTTAGGAGCAGGCTTTTCCTCCGGGTTGGAGGTCACACGGTAGGTCTGGCCGGTCTCCGTGTCCTTGAATACGTCGTTGTACTCGATGGGGAAATCCTTGTCCACCAGCGCGGAATAAAGGCTTGTGACACCCTGCTTTTCCGCGATTCTGGCCTCCATGGAGGTGTCAAGCGCCTGGTAGTTGGTGAACTCCGCCCCTTCTTCCCATTGCACCATGTAGCCGCCTGCTCCATCTGGCACACGCTTTTTCTCCATCAGCACGCAGGTGCGTGCAAAATCATCCAGCAAAGACACGTTCTCACCTCCACGGGTTGTCTTTGTGCGGTTCCGGCGGAGTCATATGCGGGTTCGGGTTCGCATATTGCCAGCTCCCCGCTGGTTTCTTCCAGGGGGCAAGCTGGGCGGCGAACACGTCCCGCCAGCCCACCGCAAGCCCTTTGGAGTTGGTAGCCTTGGAATAGCTGTACCCGCCGAAACTCTCCGACGTATACGGCCCGCCGTCCCCGTTTTTGGCCGTCCAGGCAGTGATCTCTTCCACAGTGGACAGCAGCGCCTTGGGGATTGCCAGCGTCCATACAGAACCGTCAAACGTCTCGTCTGTCAACTCGGCCGGATATTGGTACACCCCGTCATTAAACAGGCTCCCCACAATGCGGAAATACTGCCCATTTACGAGAAAGGGCAGCGTGAGCTTCCCGTCCTCGATGGTGTATGTATCGTCATACCGGCCCACGACGAACCAGTTATTCAGATACATCAAAACGGTCTCAAGCATCACGCCGCCCTCCTATCACTTTTTCGATCTGGTTTTTGCTTTTGCCTGCGGCTCAAATGTCGCGCCAGTGAACGTAAATTTCACAACGCTGGCATCGTCCACAAGCACCTCAAAGGTGTCATCCTTTGTCACCCGGAATACAATGTCTGGGTCAAAGGCAATCTTGTCCTTTGTGGTCTCTCCGTTTTTCTTGAAGGTCATATTGGTCCCGGTTTTGGTCAGGTGGAAGGGGAAGTAATAGCCGCTATCTTCACCTGGCAAACTGCTGAACTCGGAATACCCAGTCACATAGTGAAATGTACCAGTTACAGAACCATCGGCTTTTACTGTCAGATCATCACCGACCAATTCAGAGACCTGTTTCCCCAATAGGGTCTGACTGCTGGGGAAGAGCGTTAAAGTGTCAGACCCGATTAACCCCCCGCCGATACGGTAATCTTGGCAATGCCATCCAGATACTCAGCCCACAGTTTCATGCCCATGATGGCGTAGCTCTCTCCCACAGCGGTGGAGTAGTTGCCCTGGGCGTGGAACCCGATCAGGTTGGTCTCACCCTGAGTGGTGTAGTTCAGGCCCAGCCGGGCAAACTCGCTGTCGCCTGGATCGATGTAGTACAGGTCGATATTCTCCACAGGAGTTGCCAGCACCGTATTCCGGGCAATGCCGGAGTTTCCGGAAATGGTGGCCGGGAGCAGGAACAGGGTAGAGTAGCCCATAAAATTCTGGATGTAATTGATACCAAACTGCGTCTGTACGGTGATGTCAGCAGTGCCCAGGTAGTCGTAAGCATCAAGAATATTGGCAAAGCCAACGACCTGAGTCACGTCCTTTGCCATACCTGCGAACTTGTCCAGAACCTTGCCCTGAGCCTGGGCCAGAGCGGCCTGCCAGGTGGTGGCGGTGCCGGTCAGAGAACCGGTGTTCAGGAAGGTGTAGAAGTCACCCAGCACCACGTTCTGGAGCTTAGTCAGGAACGCATCGTCGGACTTCTCCACGGCGATCTCCGCGCCGTACTTGTCCACGTCCTCAATAGGAACAGCTTTGGCGTACTTCTGAATGGTGATGTCATCCTTCTTGGCCTGTACGATGGTGGTCTTGGAATAGGGGATCACCTCACCGGGGCCCACTTCGCCATCCTCTAGATCCACGCTTGCGGTGTAAGAGATCAGCTGAGTGCCGGGCGTCTTGCGGATAGGCCGCATAATGCCCAAGATGTTCCGCAGGGCCTCCCAGTTGTCATTGAACCGGGTAACAAAGTCCACCTCGCGGGCGGTCACGGTGGTATATACATTGGGGAGCGAATCGCGAGGGGTAGTAAAGCTCTCAACATTGGTAGCTGCCATTCAATATCATTCCTTTCAAGTAATCTGGTTTTCCACGAGCGCCTTTTGACGCTCTGCGGCGGACAAAACATACCGGCCATGTTCATCCTTTTTGTAGATGTCGGCCTTTGTCATTGCACCGCTGTTGTTGTTTGCCGGGGGATTGGAGGTCTGTGCGCCTCTGGTCTGCGTAGTGGTGATAAAGTCCGCCCACTCGCTCTTGATACTTTCCGTGAGCTTGTCAGCGCCCTTGATGGTCCCCTTTTCGTCCAGCTCCACGCTGTCCACATCGGAGACCTTCAGGACGGATTCCAGGCGCTTCTCACTTACCCCGGCTTCTTGCAGGAGCGCCCGATAAGCCTTTTCCTTGGCCGCGTGGCTCTCCTTCTTGGTCTGCTCGGTCTTGTAGCCCTCAAATTCCTCTTTCAGGGCTTCATACTTGACCTTGTAGCTGTCTTTCTTCCCAGCCTCCAGGTCAGCCTGCGCCTTTTCCAACTGCTTCTGTACTTCGGGCAGGGCTTCTGCGTCGGCCTTATACTTTGCAACGTCCGCTTTCAGGCCGTCCACAGTGTCTGTGTGCATGGTGATGATCTCGTCGATCTTCTCGTCCTCAATGCCCATAGCTTTGAGGGCACGTCTGGTCAGTGCCATAATCAGTCTCCTTTTCTTCGGCCCCAGTACTTCGGGGGCGACTGTGATATAAAAACCGCTGTACTTTGCGGGTTTTACCAAATAAAAAAGGAGCCAACCTGCAAGAAACCCTTACAAGTTGACCCCAACGGTCCTTCCCGCTCACCAATTAGAGCAGGGTTCAGTGTTTACTTTTCTAAAAATTCATCAAGCACCCTTTTCAATATTGCATTGACGCTGGTCCCTTCTTCCTTTGCTTTTTCTCTCACCTTGTCCGCATATTCCTTTCGGACCTTACACCCTAAAACAGTCATGTGTTCAGCAATGTATTTGTTATTCGCTCTTTTCTGTGCCTCTGTGAGCGCCATTGTACCACCTCCAAAATCATTTTACATGATTTTATATGGTTTAACAATGTACAATCCGCACAATATATATGGTTAAACTTTGTGAAATTTGCCGCTTGAATATATGGTTAAACCATGTTATATTATACTCACAAGGAACAAACAAGACAGGCCACAGGCCGGGAGGGAAAGAAATGACAAACCAAGAAATCCTTGATACTTTAGCCGAAAATGAATGCAAACTCTTTTACGCATACTGCGCAGACAGAGAAAACCTTGGATTGAAGGCGGCGCACGAAGCCGCAAAGCAAGCCTTGATTGCATTTGCAAACGCTACCGGCTGCCACAACTAAACCAACCACCCGCCCCGGAGGTCACGAGGGCAGAAAGGGAAAAAGATGAACAACACGAGATTTAACAAGTTGTGGGATTTATTGCACAAGTCCGGGGAAGTCAAGTTCGCTGATTGCAACGAATCTCTCTCGCTATCGCTCGTCCCATCCAGATATGGGTATGAAGTTTCTCTGCGCTCTGGTGGAAGCACGGTTCTTGTGCACTATGACAAAGAAAGATTTCGTGAAATATTAGTTGACTAATGCCTTTCTTCCGCCCCTAACCGGGGCGGTTTTCTTTTGCCTGGAACTTGATTTCCCGCTTGTCCTCCAGAACAATGTACCCATCTCCTTTTTTTCGGACTACGGCGTCGTTTCCTTTGGTAATGATGGCCTTGATAATGGCCCATGCTTTTTCATCCATTTTTCAGTTCATCCTCTATGATATTCCGGTAGGTCTGCGGGTGGTCTGCCACCGCCGGTTTCAAAAACGGGTGTGCTTGATTGCCCCTTGTCCAATGCCAGTTGCCTTGTGCGTCCTGGTACACCCACGGTGTGGGCCGGCCGCCTCCGCCCTCCGCATAAATGCCGGTGCCTAATTCCTGGTAAACGCCGTATTCGACGTTCGTCCCGACGTAAGCGGCCATTTCATCTTCAGAAACTGCGTGTGAAATGCCGTTTCTAAGCCGCCCAGTGTCAACCGGGGCAAGGTCCTTTGCATACCCTTCCGCCTCCATTCCGCAGCGCTCCAAGGCCCGCAGGCAAGCCGCGCGAAACGCTTCTCCCACCTGGACGGAGTTGTTTACAACGTCAATTCGCATTTCGCTGTTATTCGCCACGGCTTTTCACCCACTCTTCCCATTCAGAATAGGTCATTTCATTGACAAGCACATACCGCCCATCAGGCCCTTTTACTCGCATTTGGCGGGGCTCTGCCTCTGTTCCCTCTTTTTCCACAGTCCGCATACTGCACCGGCAGTTATACAGATCACCGGGCTTTGCGCCTTGCGGGTCTCCCGGGAACATCATTTCGCTCCCCAGGTCAGACACAAAGGGCTTGTCATAGTCAACGGTTTTCCCGTCCAGCATGGCGTGACTGTGACGGGTCCTGTTATCCTTAGTCGCTATCCACCGTTTTCTAACCTTGATCCCCATCTTAGCCGCCGCCACATAGCTGTCCATCCTCCCGGCGTTTTCCGCGCCTGTGACGGCAGTCCTTGCGGCTCTTATGGCGCTTGTCCGGTTCATATCCGATATGCGGTTCTGCAAATCGTCCGCAATCCCTTTGATACTTCTGCCCTGCAAGATGGAACTTGTCACAGAGGCAGTGATTTGTCTCTTTCCCCATGCCAGGTCAATCCCTCGCTTTACGGCCTTTTCAGGCGGGTAATATGGCATCAGGTCGGGTTCTTCCACGATCAAGCGCTTTACGGTCTGTTCGTCCCACAGTGTAAACCCTGCGTCACCAGCTACTTGTTCTATGGTATACGCGGCATAGTTGCGATTCAGAGAGTAAATAGACGGCGTATCATCATTCACATAGGCGATTGCGGTTTCATTGGCCTTGGTGTACCGCTCCGCAACCTTGACGGCCAAATCGTCAAATCGCTCTCCGCGCCCGATCTGGTTCAATCTCCATTGTTTGTAATCTTCTTCTGTCCAGGTTTTACCATTCTGAACGGTTCCGATCAGCTTTTTCATCTGTTCGTCCCGTTCTTGGAAGCGTTCAAAGTAGTCGATGACTGTTTTTTCAAGGTCATCCCAGGCTTCCCAGTAGACCCTCGCTATTCTCCGTTCCAGCCGTTCCAGTTCCTGATCCGTCCACTGGTGCCCCAGGTCTGTTGGCATTATTCGTCACCCCCAGCCTGTCCATTGCTTCGGCGTCTTTCCGCTCCAAAATGTCATCTACCTCATCGTTTGTCAGCCAAGGCAAATGGCGGAGAATGGCTTCAGAGTCCAAATAAGTAGCTGCAGTCATGACCATCTGCGTCTCTTCCAACTGGTTTGCGATCCGGTTCCACTGGAAAGACGGCGTGTCGTCAATGTCAAGCAAAGCCAGCAGCTTCCCGATAAAGTCCCGGATGCAATACTCAAAGTCGCCGCATTTGTCATCCTGGCTCTGGTAGCCCATTCTGATAGCCGTAGCGGTCAGGTTTCCGCTCATGATCTTATCCATGTCCACAAGCTGGAAATCCTCGTACAGGTCACTCCTGAGACGTGTTAGCATGGCTTCTCGTGCCTGATATGGGACATCCAGTGTGTGTGCCTCCGCCCCGCCTCCGTCGTCGCTGTCCACCGTTGCGGCTCTCAATGTCCGCATCCTATCGAGGAACCGGGCGATGTCTACGTCATCCATGCCGCCGGAGTTTTGCAAAACCCAGTAAATGCCGCTGGAATCGTCAATTTCGTTGGCAAGCCCAGACTTAACGAAATCGTAACAGTCAATGGACTCCCGAATTCCAACCAACTCACTTTGGCGAAGATCATTGGCATACATGGGAATGATCGGGAAACCCGGATAGTTGTCTCCGCCCTCCACAGTCTCCCCGTCCACTTCTGACCGGCGGATCGTCTGCCGATAGGAGCGCTTGTCTTGGCTTACCTGTATGTCTTCGCCTTTACGCTGGATGTACTCTGTGTATCCGTCCAGCTCATAGAGGGTATAACGTTTCGTTTGTGTCTCTTCCAGGCTCCAATAGCGAATTCCGGCCTTTAGAAAACCATCGTCCTGGTCGTACAGCGGTACAAATCCCGGCTCGTTTGGCGTGTCAGCGTAGCTGAAAACCTCCAGATGGTCATAGTTCCAAAACCCAAACGCCACCTTGTCCACCATGGCTTTCTTAGCCATTTGGGACAGTCTGCTATCAAATGTCTCTCCAAGCCGCTCTTTTGTGCTGTCCTGCTCGAAAGTAACGCCGTTGGAAAGCACATATTGAACCTGCTGGATAACAAACCGCCGAAAAAACAGGGTTTTTAGCTTGTAGTTCGCAGAAAACAGATCAGGATAAGCCTGCCCGTTGGCGTTGTACAGGAATTTCTGGAATTTCTCAATAGTCAGGTTGTGCTTTGCATAGTACGCCTCCGCAGCGGCAGCGATTTTATAATCGTCGCTGGAAATATGGTCCCGAACAGCTCCCCGCACAAATTCCATGCGCTCTTTTTCGTTTTCTCCAACTTCCAGCAGGTCTTGATATGTCCTCAATGTCTCACCTCCGTGCGTACAGCGGAATATAAGTCTCCTTCCCGACTTTATGCCGGAGAATAGTCATCACAAAATATCTTGTATCGTCCATAGCGTGGTCGTTTTCTTTGATGGGCCTGTCCTCTGTGGACTCTTCATCCCATCTATATAGGCCAAATTCCCGGATCGCGTCCTTACAGGACCGATGGATCTTGACCGTTCCGTCCTGCAAGTATCTGGCTGTTGTCATGATCCCCGGCAAAACATCATTGACGGCCTTTTTGACGGTGAACCGCTTATGCCGCCGGATGACTTCAATAAAACTGGCAGCAGAAGGGTCCACAACGGCTGATTTTACGGGCAAATCTCCGGCCAGCTTCTCCAGCTCCATGTAATATTCCTCGTCTGTCTTGTTGGAGCACTCGTCCCGTCCCGAATAGTAATACTCCCGTATCCTGGTTGCAGTTTTCCCGTCCCAGCACCACAAACCAGCGGAAAAGGGGTTCAGTGTTCCATAGTCGCAGGATATGTAATACTCGCCCCTGTCTGGAACCGCGTCCACGATGTTGCTCTCCCCAAACATGGGGTAGATCAGTCCCTCAGCCAGCGCCCACTGTCCCAAAATATAACGGTCATAAAAAACCGTGCCACGATACTCCCGTTTTAGGTTCTCCACAAAAGCCTCCGGGAGAAACGGATTATCGTCAATGGTATATGTCTGGCTAAAAATATCCGCTTTACTGTCCAGAAACACTTTCAACCAGTGATTCGGCCCCTGCGGATTATAAGTGCCGTCAAAGCACGAATACGCCTTATCCAGACGGCTTTTCAGCAGCTCAAAGACTTCCTGGCTCCAGTCCGCCACCTCGTCTCCATAGCAGTATTTGATTGATGCACCGCGGATTTTTGATACCTGCGTTACTTTTTCCGCTCCAAGACAGTAGCACTTTTCCCCAAATATCCACGCCGTATTGTCGCTGGAAATCGTGCCAACAAGATCGTCACCATAGATCGTTCGCATAGGCTCAAGTACATTCCGCTCAATGGTAGATTTAGTGACACCAAGAATAACCGTCAGACCGTCCTTGCCAACACGCTCCCGGATGCGGATTGGGATGATCCACCGGAAATCAAGGTAGGTTTTCCCGCTGCGGGTGGCCCCTCCCTTAAAATTCCAGCGGTGATGCCCCTCCCGGACAAATTCAGTTTGTTTCGGACTTAACAGCATCCTTAAACTCCTTCAACAAACCATCCAACTTGTTCAAACTGTCGTTTCCGCTGGCTGTGTTCTTTGTGGCCTTGTCAACGATGATCCCGAAAGAAGTGGCGATTTGAGACAAACCGGCATCACTTATCTTTTCCGGGTCTGTCAGCGCCATCAGGTGGAGGTCGATGGCCTCCTGCATCTTTTCCTTGCGCGTCTCCATAAAGGCCAGCATATCAAGTGTATTCTGCTTCTTTTTTTGTTGCGCCTTTTGGGCGAATCCTTCGCACTTTAGCACTATCCGCTTCACAGTATCTTTGGAAACCCCATTGATTTTTGCTGTGGCGTTATAGCTCTCGGTCTCCAGATAATCAGCCACTATTTTCTTTTTCTGCTTATCCGTCAGCCGTGCAGCCATGTCACCACCTCAATCAAAAATTCCCCGTACCCGACCCTCCCATCTTTTCAGCGAGACGGGCACGCCCTATTTGGCGCCGCATGGAGGGCGCGACCCTCCGGCCCTGATCGTGGGCTGCATCGTGCTGCGGCATATTTGAAGGGAGTCCCCCGGCAGGAAACATACGAGAGAGGCTCTCCTTTCTGTTTAATATCTGCTTACTAGATACCCTGCCGGGGGAGTGGGTTGTCCTTTGGGCCGTGGTTGGTCACAGCCCGAAAGGGGAGGAAAAAGAAGGAGCATGGGGAAGTCACTCCCTCATGCTCCATTGTCGCATAGATGGCGCTTTTTGCTCATAAAACTTTATGAATATCTGATATTCTTTGTGAGACCATGAAGAGTTACTCGTCCTCCATTTTACACAGCTCGTCCAAACTAATGTGATAATATGCCGCAATCAATTTTAAAGCTGTCATCTTCGGTTCGACCTCTCCTCGCTCATATTTCCGAAGCGCATCCGGGCTTAACCCCATCAGTTGTGATGTAACTGTCATACTCCGAACTGGCCGCATGGACTCCCGCAACTTTCTCAGCCTTTCCGGGAACTCACCCATCCATATCCTCCTTCTTAATCCACCACCGTCCCGCGCAGCGGTGGGCGGTAACGCAGGCGGTGGAAATCTGGCAGGGGCGAACACCAACATCCTCTGCTGCAGATTTGATCGACGGATACTCCTTCCGCTGGCCGTGACGATCAATAGAGATCACTTCGGTTTCGGTCATTGTCTACCTCCCTCATGCTGTCCGCCCTCCCCGTCTCGCCTGTTCCATTTTTCGGTGATGCTCCTGACCGCTTCGCCCATATCAAAGCAGCAATTCGCCATCGGGTTTGCATAAATGCGCGTTTCTAGTCCGCACTCTGTGCATACGATAGAAAACTCTGCAACAGAAACCATAGTATTCAGTTTACAGAGCATTACTTCTCCGCCGCAATGCGGGCAGTTCTTTAGCTTAAGCATGATTGCCCCCCTCCCCGTCGTGGATGGAACCGATGACTTCCCAATTACCGCCGTGAATGCAATATCCGCTTGTGTACGGTTCTCCCAAAAAACCCTTTTCTATGTCATCTTCCCATACAACTGGTTCGTCATAAACTTTATGCTTTCCGTAGTAATCGGTTTCTCGTCTTACAACATCCCCATCAAAAATCTTCTTCCCGTTCTTGTCGGTCAGACCGGTGTACTGGCAGACCGTGGAGGGGTCGACCTCGTACTTGTTTAGGACATCTGGAATATAGTCCTCGCAACAGATAAATGCTGTGCCGTCCTTGTATGTAATCAGACTTCCTTCCACCCACGCACCATTATCCAGCCGCTTGGCTTTGAAAAGGATTTCTCTCATTGGGCACCTCCGATGATCTCGTCAAGGGTGACGGTTTCGTCGGGACGGAGAGAGGGGAACATCCCTTTCTCCAGGCCAACAAAGAACCACCCATTATTATCTCGCATAGGGCAATCTACCATTGCAGGCCGCCCCAGTTCGTCTTTTTGGATATGTGTAAAATTTGGAAATGTTCCAGAACAGAACATCCTCTTGATATTCTTTGCGTCCTCCACCTCCTGCTGCGTCCAGCGGGGCTTGCGGATGATGCGGTCGGGGTAGTTGATAAGGTCTAATGCAATGCAGTCTTGAACGTCCCCATCTTTGTCTTCTATGAGCCCTTCCGGGGTAATGTGATATGGATTGCAGTACGAATCTGCAATGTAGAATTGTTCTCCCACATCGAACCCCAGCACCTCACAAATTCTCGGCTTGTCCATGTTGGCCTCCTTCCTTTTCACCCAATTTTTGCACCCTTCCTGTGGGTCAAAGTCCTTCTCAATTTCACACCCAATGCAGTTAAAACAAGTGCGTGGTTCATCATCCTCCACCACCTCATAGCCCATCAGGCGAGCGGCTTCGTGAGGGTTGGCTCTTACGTATTCATGACACGGCCTCTTTGTCCCTGCGTATTGCTGCACGGGTTCCCGAAGCTCGCAATAGTCGCAATCTTTTTTGCTATCGCAAAACTGCTCTAATGCCTGTTCAATGGTAAGTGCGACTTCGCCCGTCTTACTCCGAAACCTCATGGGCGGCCTCCTCAAAATGGATTCTCCCGCAGTTGTCATACCGCATCTGCTTGTCCTGTACGCCTCTCAGAATGATGTACGCCCGCCGGAGTTGGTCAATGTCGAAGTACCCGAAATGGCAATCCTCGATTGGTATTTCCATCTCATGGGCCAGCCAGCGGTAAAGGTCGTTGCGCTTCTTGTGGGCCTTTGGCTTTCCCTGCCAGAGCGGGTCAAAGAGAGCGTGACACATCTTTTTCCCTGTCCGCATCGGTTCGTCAGCCAACAGACCCAGGGCTTCCCGTGGGCGGGGCTTATGCGTCCCTACATAGGCCCCGCACTGCTCACAGAGGTAGCAATATCCGCTTCCGTACTCCCGTCCATAGACACGGGCATTAGAACCATAGGTCACACGCCCGCCGCAGATATTACAGCGGGTCGGATGGGTGTTTATCATGCTCGGCCTCCCTTCGCTGGCCCCAAGAGCAAAAATGTTCGTCTCCGTCGTGGTCTAAGTATGAGTGATGATGGATTTCGCATAGCATCCGCTTGCCAGTTTCCCATTCGTCGCAGATTTTGTAGTATATGCACTCCCGGCACCTGACCACAGGCACGGCGTCGATGGTGGGGGCATGACAAATCAAATTAAGAAAATTACGGTTACAGTTACGTTCAATGCCAGTTGCCCCTTTATATTGTTTCTCAACTTCGTCATAAATCATGTCAACATCAGCTAATCTCATGCCCGTCCTCCTCGTCCATGCGAGCGCCGCACGTTGGACAGTATGGCATATTCTCAAATGTTAGCGGCTGTGTTCCAGCACAAACAGAGCACCTAACTCTTGAAATGATTCCGCTTGCGGTTGAAACCCTTTCCCATCTTCCGTGCCTCACCTCCGCAACGTCGGCGGCGGGGATACGAGTTATCACATCATTGGCACACTGGCAATACCCCAATGCCCTTATCAGCGCGTTCAGCGCAGTTACCCTCTCGATGTACTCCTTCATTCGCTCCACCTCCGTTCGTGATCGTCCACAATCCGTTGAATGATTTCCAACTCTTCATCTGTCAGCGTCCGGTTCCACGCAATGGAGAAATCGCCCGTACACCGATTCGGGCAGGCCGTACACTCGCAACGGTTGGCGTTGCTGGTATCATTCACCCTGAATGGGCAGCTGTGGTTATAGCAGTCAGTTCTAATCCCTAATTCCCGTTCGACAAATTCAAATGTGGCGGAGGACTTTCTTCCCGTAACCCAACATGCCAATACGGTTGTCCTCCCATCTCCCGCAGCTGCTCGATGGTTAGCGGCTCGTTCGGCGGGGACAGTGCGGTGATTGCCATATCAAGCGCCTGAACATCAAGGTCAAAAACATAGCTTCCAGATTCGTCGCATTCCGCCATCCCTTCACAATATTTCTTCAGTCCTGTAAGTTGAGTGATTGCCTCTTTCACGTCCATCCTCACCCCTCCTTTCCCGGCGGCTCCGGAAGGGGCATCCACCACAAGACAACAGCATCTTCCCAGTCCAGATATTCATCGATGATCCAGCCGTCAGCCTTATTCCACGATCCAAGCTGATACGCCTCCTCCAGTGTGATGTTCGGCCTCGGCTTCCCGCTCACGATACACAACACGGACTTATGTTCTGCCGGCATGGCATTTTCCGCGCTCACCCACTCGTTCGGCAGGGTGAGGGTGGGCATAGAGCGCACCTTGTCCAGAAATACCTCCCCGATCTGCACGGTTGCTGGATGGCACGCTTGGTCAATTATCTTTTCGCACCATCTTTTAAGTGCGTCTCCGTCAATCGCCCTTGCCATTTTTCAGCGCCTCCTCAGTCGCAATCGTCTCAATTACCGGAACGACCTCAAAATCTCTGTCCCACGAAGAACAGCCGCTTCTAGCCTGCGCCTCAGAACGATAGGTCTTGACGGAAACGTCTTTTATTTCCGATATGGGGCGAAAACTAAAATGCTTTGCTAGACCGCACCAGACCTCTGTTCTGTTTTTCCGCATGACCACATAGCGCTTGCGCTCAATCCGCATCGTTCAGGACCTCCATCCTTTTCACCACCATCTCCACGGCTTCGTCCGTCATGGGTGCGCCGCAGTGGGGGCAGAAATTTTCATCTTTCACATAAAGGGCTATCGCAAATGCTTCGTGCCCACACTTTGAGCATTTAACAACAGCAAAGTGGTCTGTTTCGGTTGTATGGCTATAATTCCACTCACCCCTCCACACCTTCTCCACCTGCTCCCGGCTGACGGGGCGGAGGGCGGAGAGTGCAACCTTGACGGCCTCCCTAAGATGTGGATTTATGTATGCTTCCTCAACTCCGTTGATATAATGAATGCCTACATAGCCGTCTGCACGTTCCAGTGCTCTAATTGCTTCTTCCCGCGTCATGGCTGGGCCTCCTTCAACGAATCGCACCAACGAAGAAATGCCCGCAGAATAGGGTTGGTGTTTCCCTGGTCTGCCCATCCAGCGAATCCAATAAACCCGTCTGCATTGAAGCTGATACATTCGCGCTGTGTGAAATAGTGACTGTTCATGTACAGGAAGCACGTTATAATGCTCCCGTCAGGTCTTTTCTTTACATTGATTTTTTCGCTCAACCGCATATTTCCAGTGCTTGTCTCTCTGTTTTTGTTCGCCTTTTTAAGCTCTTGATTGAGCATCAGCACGAGAGATAAAATATCGCCGTCATTTATGTCCCTATATGTAAGGCCACAGTTGGAAAAGTATTCTCTCGCCTCATTCGTCGAGCAAACAGGCTGTATATCCTTTTGCCGAATGTATTCAGCCATTCTTCATCCCCTCCAGCATCTCCATCTCCTCCGCGCTCAGAATCGGCGCGCGGGTGTTCCAGGCTAGGCTGGCCATTTCTGGCGAAAAACATAAACCAGATGTCGCGCAGCAAGTACCGCATACAACTGTGTACGCCCATTTCCTGCCCATACTGTCTGGCTCACACTCATAATCAACCGATATGTATGCTTGCTTTCCACAGTGAGCACACGCCAGCAGCACCCCCGCATCCGTCAGCCGCTTGGCCGCCTCATGGTCGCCCAGCAGGGCGCGCTTGACATCATTCATAAAATCCCTCCAGCCTTATTTGATCGGCATTTCTTTGCAGGCTTTTCATCTGTTCCCTATAGGCTAAAAACTGCCTTGTGTACTCGTATGACTGCCCGAAGACAGCCTCCATTGCTCTATACCGCTTGGGTTCAAACTCATGGACAAGATCAATCTCCTGTTCAAAATCTTTTCCAAACGGGCAGCCAGCACAACCTGTACGCTTCATACCCCACAATTCGTAGCAGTCTGACCTGATGATTCCGGCCCATTTCCGATATGCCTCTTTTTCCGCATCTCCCCACCAAAAGACTGGACGGTAGTTGTCGGGGCCACAAAAAATCTCGTCATAACACGATTTATAGGCGCTGCTCCGTGTTCCACCCTCTTTTTTGCGGATACCAGTGATGTTAAGGTCGTAATCTCCAATTAAAAGTTCCTTGTGTGCGGGCACCTTTTTTGAATACTCGCAGCACTTGGCTGAAATCCTAAAATCTGGTGGGTTCTGCCGGATAAACTCCTTCAGACCTTTGACATACGCAATGTTAAACCTAGATTCTCTCCCGTTAGCTGTCTTGAAATCATTGCACCACCACCTGAGCGCTGAGCGGCATCCAGGATATCTGTCGAGCAACACTTCCAGCGGCTTATCCTCCCATTGGAACCCGTGTTTCTGGAGCCGATAAATCATGCTGGACACATACTTGGACCAGAACGGAACCCCATAATCTCGGCAACAACTCGGGATTGCCTTTTGGGGAAAAAGTCGCTTGATCTGGATGCCATAACGCTCTTTGAGGCGCATCAAATGCTCTTTCGTAGCGTCATATTCCAGACCTGTGTCGTTAAACACAAATGTTGTTTTAGCCCGGCCTCCACACCGAATGACCAAGTCCAGAACAATATCGCTGTCATAGCCCCCAGAAACCGAGCACATGACCTTCTCGTGCTGCTTTATAGTGTAGTAGCATTTCTGTGCTGTGTTTTGGATTTCAAAAATCTGCGGCCAGTTAGATAAATCAGGTACACCATAGATATCTAGCTTGATCTCACTGATTTTTTTCTCCTGAAAAAGCGTTATTTCCTCCACTGCTCTTCCTTCTTCCCTTTACCTTGTTCCAGCGGGCAGCGCTCGATGGCGTATGTAGTCACCCAATGCTTTACGCCGCCCTGGCATCTGCCGACAACAAACGTCCGTTTCTTGGCCGTCCAGCCCGGTACTGGCTTTCCCTCGCGCAGCCATGGACACTTGCTGATTGGGAGGCAGCAATCCATGCAGGGGTTAGCAGAGTAACGGCGGATGGGGACCAGGTATTGTTCAAGTTCGCCCATAGGGCCTTACCTCCACCTGTATGCTATCGTTTTCCCAAAATTCATGGGACACTTTCCGCACCCATTCCCGGTTGTCGTCCGGCAGTATGTAGCCTTTCATGGCGTCTAAAAATGCCTTGCCCATGGCGGCATGATTGTCCACGTCCAGACCATCGTTCCAGCGAAAAATGACTTCGACAGGGCCTTTGACGAACTGTTTTCGAATATGTGCCTTTTTCATGGACCACAGCGCCAGAGAGTGGAGTTCTTCCGCGTCCCGCTTCCGCTGCGACCAATGCTTCCCGGCATAATACGCATTCAGGCCAAACCGCTTGTTCCAGGCCGCTTTTCCCCTTTTGGTGGACGGATACGGAATTTCAAAAATCAAATTTCCATCCTCCTTGCCAGCTCTTTCAGGGCTGCCTCGTATTCGTCCGGCGGCAATCCCTGGAGCTTTTTCTTCTCCCGCTCATAGGCGGCCCAGTCAGCGTTCCCAGCCATAGACTCCATCGCTTTCTCCCTTCTTTGTGTACCGGCGGCACCGGGCATCATAGACCAGCTGTATGTTGGCTGTGGAGCCGTAGGACCGGTTCTTCAGGATGCTCAGCCCGGCGTCATACCCATAGGCCGCGATATCCTTTTCTTCCATCCGTTCCAGAGAAAAGGCGTTGTCCGCCCGGTTTGTGATGTCCGCCGACCCGCCGATGTCGTCCGCGGTCAGCAGCTTCTTTTTGTCGCTGTCGCCCTTCCGGGGGTGTGCCACAAGATGCACGTGCACCTCGTTTTTTTTGGCGAACTCCACCAACCGCCCCGTAAACCGGCTCTGCGCCCGGTAGAAGTCCTTATCGCTCTGGTCGCTGAATCGGGCGGTCATCAGGTTGTCCACAAGAAATACACAGCAGCCGAACCGGCGAACGGCATACTCGAACACGGAAATGATGCTGTCCTCGTCCCCAGCACCGGCCACCCGGTTGTCGTACAGGAAAAACTTCCCCTTCCACCAACCGTCGATCCGGTCCGCGATCTCCTTCGGCGTGTAGTAATACAGCTTCCCGGACACCGGGTCCCGCTTCGGCTCGATATGCCCGGCCCCGGCGGCCTGTAGCATGGCCCACTGCTTGAAGCGCCAGGCCGACAGCTCCCCGGAGTAGGCGCAGACCGGGAAGCCCTGGTCGATGGCGTTTAGAAGCAGCTGGGACAGCAGCGTGGACTTGCCGCTGCCGCGCTTTCCAGTCCACACAGACAGCTCCGATGGGGCAAAGCCTCCGATGGACTGGTCCAGTGCTTTTAGACCGGACATGACGGCGACGGATGCGCCGGGGTCCCTCCGCTCCACGTCCGCCAGGTCCAGCAGTCCGTCCATGGGCTGTTCCACGGCCCCCAGCAACAGATGATCCACGGCCTTTCTCCCGCCGGAAGCCAGCACCTCCCGGATACGGGAACATTTCCCGAAGGCCCCTTCCTTTGGCAGCAGCACGGCCACAGATGGCGCGTATTCTTTGAGTGCGTCCGCCACGGCTTCCGCCGTATCACGGTCGGACAGAGCCAGGAACACAGATGGGAAGGCACTCAGAAACGGCTCCGCATCCCGGAAGTTCTCAAAGCCCGCTCCGTAGGCAAGGCAAACGGCGTTCTGGTTGTCCAGGGCTGTCACATCCTGGGCGTCCGCCACAAACCACAGCGTTTTCCGGGTGTCCAGGGCGGTCTCGTCGTAGAGCAGCCAACGGGAGGCATCAGGTAAACTTGGCATATGGATCCTCGCCTCCTTCGGGTGGTTCATCTTCCCATCTCCCCTGGTTTAGCCAAGTGGCGGGATTTGGGATATATTGTCCTCCGTCTTTCTGCCACTTCGGCCATAGCTTCTGTTTGGAGACGGCATTCAAAATGGTTTCTGTCAGCTCTTCTGACGGTTTCAGTTTCTCCCAAGACTCCCGGGCTTTCTTTTTCCCGGTTTTGTTTGGGTACAAAGCCCAAAACCTGTCAAACCGTTCCCCCTGGGGGGACGATAGGGGGGATTTATTCTCTCCGTTAGGAGAGATAGTATCGGTTTTGGTTTCGGTTTCGGTTTTTTGGGTTAAGTTGGGTTTCTTTGGGTTTTTTTCGGTTTTCTTAGGCCTCCCGCCCTTAACCCCATTTTCTCTGTTTTTCTCCGCCTTGGTGGTATAGGACTCCTTAAAACGGTCCTCCTGCATCATGACACGTTCGGCAAAAAACCGCTCATTGCCACAAAGTGCTATCGGCGTCCCTGACTCGCTGTATTCCAGCAAAGCCCTGCACAGCCGACCGAACTCTGCATCGTTGAGTGCAGACATCTCCCTTTTGTATTCCCATGGGAGCGCAGCATAGTTTCTGGCCATCGTGTCACCTCAAAACGGAAGATCGCCGTCTTCCTCCGAGATTACCGCAAAATCAGCCTGCTTGTATTCCGGCGCCTCCTTGTTCTCCTTCTTGGAGTCTCCGAAGTACACGTTGTCGGCCACAACCTCCGCTGTACGGCGCTTGTTCCCACTCTTGTCCGTCCACTCTCTGATCTGTAACCGCCCCTCTACAATCGCCATACGGCCCTTGGAGAAGTATTTCGAGACAAACTCTGCCGTGTTGCGCCACGCAACCACTTCAATGAAGTCCGTCTCCTTCTCCCCGTTGGTCTTGAAGTCCCGGTCTACGGCCAGTGTAAAGGATGTGACAGCCGTCCCACCGTTTGTCCGTCTGATTTCCGGGTCTTTCGTCATCCGGCCCAGCAAAAAACATTTATTCAGCATTTTCGACTCCTTTGTGATAGATCATATCCTCCCGGTTCCAGTCCGGGTAAAACCCTTTCAGATACGCCACCAGATAGCAGTACAGGCTTTCTCTGGTGGTGCCTCGTCCTAGCCTCTGGATGTTCGTGCCCTCGTCATAGGCTCTGTGACAGGCCGGGCAGAGGGTCACGATATTTCTCTCGATCCCCTTTCCTCCCTGGCTCCGGCGGACCACATGGGCCACCGGATCACCATATGGAGAGCCGCACAGCACACAGAAGCCATTGTCCCGGATGTACACGGCTTTCTTGACTTCCGGAGGAATAGATGTTGCCTTAGTCTCTGCCCGCATGTCCCCACTCCCTTTCCACCTGTGCATCCAGCATTCGAAGCTGCAACTTCATGGCATTGATTGCTTCAAGGGCGGATTTGTAAACGACCTCTGCGCAGTCCCGTTCAAACCGCAGCTTTGCGATTTCCCGGTCTCCACGGCAGATGTCGGAGATGATCGTTACCGGCGTACCTTTGGACCGTTCATCCAAAATTCTCTTTGCCAGGGCGATCCGGTATTCCTGTTCAGACTGGGCATAGGAGCGTCCGCGCTTCCCAAGCTCCTGCACGGCGGCGTCCAACAGCTTGCTTTTCTGACCGATCTCGGAGATCAAATCAATCATGGTTCATCTCCTTAATGCAGTCCAGGCAGTAGACGTGCCCGAACTTCTCCATGCTGGCGTTCACGTGCTTCATGATCGACACCGTGACGCCTTTGGAGTCCTTGTACGCTTCCAAGACCTTCCCGCATTTCTCGCATGTGGTGACATCGACTTTCGCCACAATATCGGTCTTGTCATACTTCGTCTTGTCCTTGTCCCAGTACACGTCAGCGGCGATCCCAAGGGCCTTGCAAGCCACGGAGAGGGCATCCGTCAAGGCCATCTTGTAGCACTCGTCAGAGGTGTACAGACCGCTCTTCTCTTTTGTGATAAAGGCGCTGCCGCCGGTACCGGGAACTGCCTCGGACCACTCGCCGTTGTATTTGTAGTACAGTGAGATGTCCATGAATGCGGAGATTTCCCCGTTGGCCCCGGTCTCCAGCCACTCCCGGTCAATGGTGTATTTCCAGCCAATGCCACATGGGCCGAATTGCTCCGTCAGCTTCTTGATGCGCCACATAGGGTTGATATCGGTCTTTCCGTTCAGCCGCCCACCTCTGATCTCCTTCTTGGCCTCTGCGGGGACGGCCCGGACATTGTTGTAAATGTCAAGGTTCATCACTTCACCCCCACAGAAATCCCTTCAACCAAGACAGCCCCAGGCACTTCCTGCCCAGCCTTTAGGACCTTGCCCAGCTCGCTCTTGCTGATTTCCGGGGCTTTGTACCGGATGCACTCCTTATGCCCGTTCAGCTCCGCCCACTCGATGGCGGCGGAAGGGTTGTCCACATTTACGGAAGTGGTCTTTCGGAACGTCACCGCGCATTTCGGCGTGGAGAACTTCTCCCCGTGTAGCGCGTAAGAGAGATACTCCTTGAGCCGCGCCGCCTTGTTCTCTGCCACTTTCTGCCGCTCCGCCAGGGCCTCCTTCTCCGCTTTGATGGCTTCCGCATCGGAAACCAAGTTCTTGTAGTAACAGGCGATGTTCTCGATCTTCTGGTCCCGCGCCATTTGGAGATTGTCCAGCGCCTCAAAGTCGGTGATCTCTCCAGTCTCCGGGTCTGCCAGATCAGTAATGGCCTTATCGATCTCGTAAAGTGTCATGTCATGTTCTCCCTTCATTCCAAGCTCTCACCGCGTGATTTATATCAGTAAATTTCCGAGTTCGCCATCCGCAGGCGTCGCAGGCCACCAGGAACATATCCGGGTTGCCCTCGATTGCCAATCGCTGGCCGGAATACAGGCCACATCTTGGGCAGGGACCTAACTCGCCTCTTGGGCGTTTCGCATGTGCGTTCATTCTTCGCACCACCAGATATCCGCCGTTTTTACTCCCAGTGATAAGGCTTCCTGGTGCTCCTTGACGGCAATGTCAATGTGGTCTTCCTTGACTGCCGTCCCGGTATCATCCGCCCGCAGATAGGCCATCTCGCCGTTGTACTCGATCATGATGGTGCTGCCCAGCGGTATAATGTCCGTATCCACGGCGCAGCTCACATAGGGCGTTACACGCCTGCCGCTGGCTGTGATGCCGGAGCCTGTCCCACAGATGTGGGGCCGTTCCTCGCAGCAGTAGAAGGTGATGGTCACGTCCTCCAGCTTGTGAGACCGGGCCAGCAAAGCGGCTTCGATCAGCTCATTTTCGGCGGCCTCCATCTCTTCCCCTGTCAGATAACAGCGAGTGGTGGCCGTGGTATTGTCGCCAGGGAGGCTGCCGTCTTCCGCGGTGGGGTCTGGCTTGTGCATAGCGGGTAGTTCCGCTTCCACCGTCATAATCAGGTAGCTTCCCAGCCACGCCAGCAGAAGTAATAGGAACAGAAGATATGTAATCAGCTGCAACCGCCTCTGGCTCCGGCGGCGCCGCTCTTCCCGGGTCAGTTTCTTCATAGGATGTGCCTCACCGCTTCTTCGCGGGTGATATAGAAATGGATGCCCGTGCTGCACTCGTGCCAGCGGTTTTCGTCGAAATCCGAAACGGAGACCACAGTTCCGGGAATGTAATGGAAGTTCTTATCTCTATCACTGACGGCGGCCTGCTCCAATGCATTCCCCTCTAAATCCTGAATCTCCAAAACGGTTGCCTTTGAGCAGCGGCACTCCCGGCCTGCTGCGGAACTGCGCACGGCATCTTCGGTAATTTCCAGCTTTACAATGCACTCATGACCGCTGGTTTTGGCCCTTGCCTTTTTCCAGCCGACAAAAGCGCCGATTTCCGGGCAGGCAATGGGATAAAATAAATTTTTTGCCTTTTCAATGTAGTCGGCCCCGAACAGGTTGGCCCTGGACAGGTTGGCCCCGGACAGGTTGGCCCCGGACAGGTCGGC